CGGTTGGCGGTTTAAGTCCAGCGGCTATGGAAACGATGGAGGCTGCTATTACGGCTGGGGCTAAGCTGGCAGACTTCGGAGAGGTGACTAAGTTCCGTGCACAGTATCGTGCGGTTGCGAACTGGTGGAAAGCCCAAGCTGTTAGCACTCCAGGGTTCATCTTGCGTAACCTCATGGGTGGTCTGTGGTTGAACTCTGCTATTGCGGGTGTCGAGATGGGTACTCACAGCAAGATCGTTGGTATGGCTAAAGCTGCTTCTCGGGTGCAGGGTGCCAACGGAAACGTTTTGGAAGGTGCCAGCATCTTAGCTATGGGCGATACTCGCATCCCTCTTGAAGGGATTGCTGGTTTGGGGGGAGCGCGCAAAGCTAATCCCCATGATTTCCAGATGTTCAGTGAGCTTTTGGAGAGCGGTGCGGTTGGTTCTGGTCAGTCATGGTCTGAAATTGGGGGTGCTGTAGGTGGAAGTCTTGCCCCGTATCAGCGAGCTACGATAACGGCTGAAGCTGGCGAACAGGTTGTGAAACATAGGTCTGGCTTTGGAATGGCTGCTTCTGATCCAGCGAGTAGGTGGAGTCCGCTGAGTGCAGACTTCAAGGGGTTTGCTGGGGTGAGGATGCAGAACGAACGTGCAGAGTTCATGCTTCGTGCTGCCATTGGGTTCGATACGATTTCTAAGGGCGGCAATACTGTTGACGCTTTACGGCAGATCAACAAATACCATTTCGATTATTCTGATCTGACTAAGACGGAGCGCCACATCAAAGATGTGATTCCTTTCTATACCTGGCAGAAGAATGTGATTCCTGTGTTGTTGGAGTCGATGGGTAAACGTCCCGAGGCGTGGGCGAATTTGCTTCGAGCGAAGAAAGAGTTGGAGCTTCATTCACCTCAGGAGGGTTTGGTTCCTGACTACTTTGGTGAGAACCTGGGTATCAGGATGCCATTTAAGGTCCCTGGGATTAGGGGTGGACGGATTTATGCTATGCCTGATCTTCCGTTCAAGAATTTGGCTACGTTCGCTAAGGAACCGACATCTCCGATTCGTGTTCCGTTGGAGTCAGCGTTCCCGTGGATCAAGATGCCTGTCGAAATTTGGGCGAAGAAACAGTCGTTTGCTGATATTCCGTTCAGTGGCAGGTACCAGCAGGTTCCGAGTTGGGGTAAGATCCCTGGGATGATGCCCGCTCTTCAGGCATTGGGGAAAGCGAAGAAGGCCAACGATGGAACATGGATGATGCGTGACAATGATATTTATGCTGTGGATCAGTTCTCTCCTGTTCTGGGTCGTATGCGGAGGCTTCTACCTAATGAGTCAGCGAAACAAAGACGTTTAGCGCAGACTTGGATATCTACGATGTTTGGGGGCGGTTTCCGCACGAACGATGCGTGGGAGAAGCAGTCTCAACTTATTCGGGATAACACGAGTTTCGCTAACGATTTCCGTGATGTCTTGGATATCGAGACAAGGCGAGTCTGACGTGGCTCTGACCATTATTTCTCGGTCGGGTTGGGAAGCCCGACCTCCGAAGCAGCCTTTCACGAAGCTGAAGAAGTGGCGTATCAAAGGGATTGTTTTGCATCATAGCGGTGTGAAGAATGGCCCTAAAGGTGTTGCTGCTGTCAAGCAGTATGAGCGCTATCACATGGATTCTAAGGGATGGAATGCGATAGCTTACAACTGGTTGGTTGATGAGCGAGGTGTAATCTACGAGGGCCGTGGCCCTGGGATTCAGTCTGGTGCTACTCGGGGGTGGAACAGTCGCAGCGAATCTATTTGTTATACAGGTTGGGGTGCTTCTCGTGTAGGGAACGAGGCTTTGGTTTCGATCAAAGCTCTCGTGAACGATATTCAAGGGCGGTACGATAATGGGCTTTGGGTCAAAGGACATCGAGACTTGGGCAATTCAAGTTGCCCTGGTGTTTGGCTTTATGACTGGCTTCGTGCAGGGATGTCCGTCGATGAAGGAGATTGGGCCAAGATCGACTGGGCGTCCATTACAGCGCACTTAGATGGTCTTAAGGGGGAGGTATCCCATTCGCCTCTCTCCGTTCGCCGTAGGAGCCGTGGGGCGGCTGTGAGAGCAGTTCAGGAACGACTCTCTGATCTAGGTTACGAGCCAGGGGGAATTGATGGAGTATATGGCAAGAGAACTGCTACTGCCGTTAAAGAATTTCAAAAGAAGTTTGGATTCTTAACGGTCGATGGGGTAGTAGGAGTACAGACTTGGGATATTTTATTTGCATAAGTGGGCCAAAGTTGCCCTATTATAGGAAGTGAGGTAGAAATGCCTAAAGACAGCAAGCAGTGGAAGGACTCTTCTTCTGCCGACAACGCTCAGAGCATGGGAACGCAAGCTAAGCGCGACGCCGCTTATCTACGTTCTACGGCACTAGGTAATCAAAATCAGGGCGGACGCCCTTTCGGGAAGTGAAATGACTGAAGGTTCAGCAAAGAAACCGTTTGACTGGACAGACTGGATCGAAAGATCTGTCTGGACAGCCGTCGAAGCGGGGCTCGCAGTCATGGTCGTTACCGATGTGTCCAGCATGAAAGCTGCGGGGGCTGCTGCTGCCGCTGCTGGCATAGCGGCAGTAAAATCTCTGGCAAAGCAACGCTTAATAGATAGGTGATCCCTGTGGAGGATTCCGAAGGTCTTGATGACATCTGGGCAAACTGGATGGCGGAAGAAGGCATGGAGATCGAAGAAGAGATCGAAATGACCTTATTAGAGACACGCGGAACTCTCGACATGACCGACGGCACTCATGCCCAATGGTTGGGACAAGATCTGGGGGTTCTCCTTACTTTCTCGGAACAAGAAGTAACAGAACTCTTGGATGCTTGGGATGATGCAACCGATGGAAACCTGATAGCCCTGACCAGTTTGATGAACTGGTTACAGGGATTCAGTAGTTTCCTCGCTAGCTGCATAAAGGCACGATCAGATTTGGAAGATTAGTCTTTCAGCTTTCTCCAAACAGCTTCATGTTTTAGAAGGTTACGTCGAATGAGGGTGGCTAGCTCATCCCGTCTGCGTGCCATCGTTGTCTTAGGGATGCCCATGACAATCGCTACGAACCTTAGAGACAGGCCCACATCAACCAGCATGTGGTATAGCCACTGCTGGTCGTCGTCCAACGCCTCAAAGACCTCTTCGACTGCATCCATTAGGTCACCGTCGTCCCTGTAGACGGATTCCCAGGAAGAGGAAGGCTCCTCGAACGGTGCGGCGCTCATCAGAGCTTCCATCTCAGTTTCGGGGATGTGGTACAGGCGTATGGCCTTGTACCATTCTGTGTCGGTTACAGCTACACGGGTTCGTTGTGGCCGTAACGACGGAAACTTGTAGTCCCTTAACGCTTCAAAAAATAATTCAGAATCTAATTTATCATCCATCGTCCCAGGGCAATAGCTTTGAGCTTATAGAAAAGTAAGCTTTGCCCTCGGGAAATTTCCCTAACGGTGCATCTTCTTTGTTGATGACATTTAACATTTCGCTGTATTTAAGAGTAGCGAAATTCTGTCGGGTTGATGACCAGATCCAAAAGTATAAGTCCATTCCCGAGTGGTCCCACCAGGACAACGCAGATATTTTTTCTAATTTTAATTTCAGCGGTGTTTTGCCCATTCCCATCACTTCAACTAACCGCTGAGGATTTCCTTGTAAGTAATCAGGAGTATATCTTACTCCCAGCGGCATTTTGTGGATATGGAATGGGGGGCGGTTCAAACCGTAACGGACCCAAGATTCGTTTCTTGCCTCGAAAGCTCCCTCAGCTTCGTCACCCATTTGGACGTAGCGCTCTTGATACGTTCCTTGGTGAAAAGGTTTATTCATTTTTTCTTCCCAACGATTCTTTGAATCTGTCTGTCGTCCTCATAGGCAATCCCGTTTAGAGCATCCTCAACAGCTTTAAGGTAGTTCGTGGTATCTCCTGTGAGTTTGCTTTCCTCTTGGTCAACTTCAGTAATCGTTATCATGGCTCGCTTAGTTGTGAACACTGCACTGAGGCTTATAGGCCCGTCGAATACGGGGCCTTTGTAGTGTTCCTTTACGAGGTTTTCGTATGCGCGGGTTACAGGGGCGGTGTATGCGTATCCTTGCTTTGAGAACCTAGGTCGCCCTTTAACCTTCGGGCGACCAGGGACCGTAAATTTGTATGACTTAGGCACGCTTGTCCCCTATGGCTATAGCTGCTCGTTCGACAAGGTTACGAAGTTGACGCTCTCGGTCGGGGCGACCTGTGAATTTCTCTAACCGATCATCGAATCGACGTACCCAATCAACAGTTGCGTCTACGGTGAACTCTTGCCAGATGAGGCTCGTGGCAAAGCCGAACAGGGCTTTGCTTCGATCCTCGAATTGGCTTCCCTCCCATAGCTCTTTGGCTAAACCTAG